GCTTGTGAAAACTCGGAAATAGGTGATGTCCTCAGCCGCATCATTTTTACCCACAAATTCGATTTCACCGATTTCGTCACTGTCTGCGGGGCTAGAACTATTACGAAATAATTTAAAAGTTGGCCCCTCTCCTGCTCCATCACCTGTAGAAATAATTTCCACAAAGCCTGTGCCGTCTGGCGTAATACTGATGTTGCCGTTTGCGCCATCTGCAATGACAATAGAGCCAGAGTTGGTGCCGCTGTTCGTATTGAGTGTTAGGTCGCCTGTGCCTCTCGTAGTTATAGATGCGTCGGCGTTATTATCGCCAATACGAATGTTATCTGCGTTTAGGAAAACATCGCCGGTGCCGTTTGGGGTAATTCCAATATTGCCGTTTGTGTTTGTGGAACTAATTGTGTTTCCATCGATATTGATATTATCAATCTGCGCTTCGGTGACCGCACTGTTTGTGCCAAGTGTAATGCCGTCAACAGCGCCGCCGTCGATGTTTACGCTGTCGGCGGCTTGTGTGGCTATGGTGCCAAGGCCAAGGCTGGTTCTAGCTGTCGAGCCAGACTCCGCAACAAAGTTCGATCCGTCGCCCACGATGAAGTTGCCGTTGGTGACTGCGAGGCCAGCTACGTCCTGTAGCTGTTGATCAAGTCTGGCGTTGGGTAGGGTGCCAGAGCCAATGTTGCTTGCATTAGTGGTATCAGTTGTAGCTGACGCTGCTAAAGACGTGCCGTTTAGTGTGATGTTATCTGCTTCTAACGTGCCGTCCACATCTACGTCACCGGAAATATCAAGGCTAGTTGCAGCTATCTCGCCTGTTACATCTAGGGCTGAACCGGGTGAGGTGTTAAGAATGCCAACCTTTCCATCTTGGAGAACGGTAATCGCTTCGACATCCGTTCCGGTTTGATTGTCCATGAAAAGGGAATATGAATTATTGTTCCCACTACGAGAACCCATGTACTTTATAGTAAAACCATGCGTGTCGGACCCGCCGGTTCCCGCACTCGCCCTTAAAACCCCTAAATCCGCATTGGATAGGCCACCAGTTGTAACAATCGCATTGCCACTGGTTTGGCTGAGTTGAATCTGATTACCGCCTGTGCTTAGAGCACCACCCAACGTGGGGCTGGTGTCGTCAGACAAATCCTGCATAGCGGAGTCGGCAGTAGACCCTTGCGCGGACGTAGCAGCACCTATGTCAGATAAAACTTGAGAGGCAGAACGACCTTCGATGGCCGTGCCATCCACCCGCAGGAAGTCGTTGTCCGCTACACCAGATGTAAACTTAGGCACATTGTTGTTAGAAATGCCGGTAGACAAAGTGGCTGTGGCTGTAATCGCAGTGCCATTAAGTGTTATGTCATCTGCTTCTAACGTGCCATCTACGTCAACATCACCGGAAATGTCTAGGCTGGTTGCAGCCACCTCGCCTGTTACGCTGATTCCGCCGTTAGTCGTCTCTAGCTTTTTGCTGTTGTTAAAGTACAAATCAACTGCGTCATTGTTAGTCGCTTTTAGATAAAGGTCGCCATCGCTGTTTTGTAAAACCAAAGCTCCATTAGTATGCGCTTGGATGACCGTTCGATTGGCATTATTAAGTGAAAAATTACTTACAGTGGTGCCGCCGTCTTGGCTTAATACAAGGCTTGGGTTATCGGTTTCTGTGACATTATCTGTATCGGCCTCAAGAGTAAGGGTAACGTCACCAGCGTTGCTGAGTGTGAGGTCGCCACCTAGTGCGACGTTGCCGTTGCCGTCAAGAAACACTGCCTTCTCTGCTGGCTGGGTGCAGAAGATGGTGCGGCTACCAGATGTCCAGTTGACGGCGGCATCCGAGTTACTAGACTGCAAGATCGTGGTACGAGCCAGTGTCGTGCCCGACGCCGTGTAGGTGCCGATACCGACCTCGAAATCAGTGCCATCGGTGCAGCAATAGTAGGTAGTGTTGGAGTTACCTATCTCAGAGAACGCCTCAAAACCAGCAACGGCACCGGCCAAAGTATATGTGCCAGTGCCGGTGGTAGTGGTCGTCTCCTTGACGCGGTCCTTTAGAACCAGTGCCATGTTACTTCAACTCTATGGTTAGATTTCCTGCATTAATACGGAAGATATCGCCAGAAGCTATAGTTTTGTTGGCATCCAGCGCGCCGACAAAAAGAATATTTCCGCCAGATGAAGCGTCAGCGATAAAGACATGGGTGATTGTGTCGTCACCACCACCACCAGAGGCGTCAAAATCAATGTTTGCCGCATTCGTCGCGGTCTGTGTGTCGGTCGAGTCTGCGCCTATTGTAGTCCAACCTGACGCGGCCACCTGCTTGCGCGTATAGTTGGTAAAGTCAGCCTCTGTCAGTGACCCCGTTTCCGCAGCAGATACGGCTGTCGCCAAACCCACATAGATACTGTCCCCTGGCGAAGAAAAGCTGAGAGAGTTGTTTTTAAAGATAAAATGCAACAACCTCCGCTCAAGGTAGTTTGTTGCGGCGTTTGATGTAGCCATCGTTTCTTCTCCTTATGTCCGAGGCCGATCCGGCAGACCTCTACGATAAGCGTCTGCATTTTCTCTTGCTTCCGCAAGATCCTTCAATCTACTAAGAGCTTCGCTGAACTGTTTATCGTACAACTGAAGTATGTCAGGCTCACCCTTCATGTAAATATACGCCTCATACAAAGATCCGTAAAGCAAGGCGTTTGAAGCGTTAGTGCTTAACCACGTCGTGCCACTATCGGCACCGGCGGTGAGAGAAGCAGGACGATAAAAGTAATGAAACTCACAGACATAGTTGCTATCAGGTGTGGGAGCCAAGATCAAATTATCAACATCAAACCTAGCGTAATATTTAGGCGTGCCTGTGGTAGCAGAGTTTGGATTGTACTCTTGAATAAAGTTTACATCCTTTTGCAAAAGGAATTCTTTGGAACTACTGTTCGTTATGGATAAAGAAAAAGAGGCTAGAAAGTCTGTTGGCAATGACAAGAATGGATCGTTCTGTGTCACCGCACTTGTGGCGTTTTTACGAAAATACTCAAGATCAACTAGGTAAAAAATACGATCTTCAGCAGAACGAATAAATTCATCTATATACGACACGAATGTCGTCTCAGTGTTTTCTGTGTATTCCTGTATTGCGGATTTCAATTGTGCGTAGGTAAAACTCATCAAACACTCCTACACTATCGTTATATTCCCAACCATACTGGAGTGGTTGGTGCATTGATACACAAGCGACGAGTCGCTCGGCTCATGTGGAACGATAAACTGCGTCAAGCCAGTCGTAGAGTTATAATTTTCTGTCACGCCTGTTGTGAAAGCAGATCCACCACTTGAGGTCCTTATTTGTAGTGGGTGGCTGCTAACGTAAGACGAGTTGTCTATCAAATATGTATGACCTTTATAGAAGGTAAAGTTAGGGTTGTTACCAGCGGTGGCACCTGGGCCAGAAAAAGTGTAAGCAGAACCCGTAGCCGCTGTGGTTGTGTATTTAGTGATTGGACCGCTAACTTCGTCACTCAAGCGTAGCCAAGCTCCGCCGTGGGCAAAATACATCGCTCCGAGCGCATGAACATGAGCAATGGCTCCGTGGTATGTTGAAGCACTAGGCAAATCACTGAAAGCTGCATAGTAAAAAACAATCTTGTTTGCGCCAGAGCTAACATCAAAGAGACCATTAGCATCTATGATATCGGTAAGGACGCTGCTACTATTTCCTAGTGCTGCGTAAATTTCGTTAAAGTTATCGTTTATCTTGTCAGCGCCAGCACGAAGGGTGTCTCCAGTGCCATCATTCGCGCTTGATCCTATCCCTACTGTCTGCTTTGCCATTTAAGCCTCGTCAAAAGTTTTGGTGCTCGAATCTAATGTAACACTGGATGAATCAAATGTCGTAGCATCGGTAGTTAGCGCCGCAACACTTATCGTAAATGCCATTCTCAGCACCGCTATGTTCGCTGCTGGTTCAACTCCGACAGTCGCATTTTCACCACCCCCGCGTTGATTACCCGTGGCTGCGGTGCCGGACGACGCGGTGAAGGTATACAGGTTAGAATCCGTGACAGTAATCGTGTAACCATTGGAATTCTCCAATGTTGTTTTTGTGAACCCATCAAACGACCTCGTTTTTTCAAACCTTACAATATCTCCTGTGGTACGTCCATGAGAAGGCTCAACCACCGTAACAACGTCACTACCCGCAGAACCAGATAAGAAAGGATTTAACGGCAGCAAACGAGAAACAGCAGTTTCCGTGCGTTGATCTGGACGTGGGTCATGAATAGCCTGCGGATCTGGCCCCACACGAATAGGCTCTAGCTGCGGATGCTTCGGCTCATACTCATCAGGACCAACTTTAGAACCGTTCCACTCCGTAACCATTTCAACAAGTCGATACCTAAAGCCGGATCGATCTGATATCCCGTAAGCATCCTTGCCTGAAGCAAACCGTGCCATCAGTTTATCCTTAGATACTGCATGCTAGGCTGTAGTTTCAAAGCCACACGATCCTCGTCCTCATCTGCCGCACGCTGGAATTCTTCTTCGTACACCGCCTTCAAAAGCTGCACTCTCTCCGGCGCCTTCTTCATAGCAGTGTAATATGCAAGGCCAGCAACCATGCACGGCAAAAACCGAAACGGGGCATCTGTGGTGTTAACCAGTGCGTCTGCATCCTCTATGCGCTGCACATAGTAGTATACAATGCTGTCACTAGAACTGTCAGGTGTGGGCCACAGTATGATCTCTGGTGTGGTCTGTCGGCTGTAATAATACTGACTCGGACGACCTGTCTGTGACTTGTTTGGAAGATACAGATACTCGCTTCTGGACATACGATCTAACTGATAGTCCACGCTACTGCGTCGTAGCACGACCTCTAGCAAGTCAGTGTATGTGGTGTTGAAGGCATACGTTGCCGTGCCAGAAGTCAAAGCCTGTGTCGCTTGCTTTACGGTCCAGAGATTCAGCCCACGATTTGCCCAGTCAGCAAACATCAGGTTCAAGGAACG